AATATAATTCCCTTAGATTAAAGTCAGAATGGGATAAGGGATATACATCCGAAGGATTGCTTCTGGCTGATGCTCTCAATGATATGATTGAGGCAAAATACGGGGCGGTGGATAGAAACTTAACTATCAAATCCCTTGAAGAAACAAGAGTAAGAGACCCTAAGTATATAATGGATTTGGATTCATTCTAATGAAACCATGGCATTTAGTCTTATTCAATCTATTAATCATATTATTTACAACAGGATTCATATGGACTCTATTCATGATCTTCTTCGTAATGATTGCATTAATTATGATGCTTGGAGAAGCATTTGGAAGCAGGTTGCTAGATAGATAGCTTTCCCCTATAGGACATATAGCTTTAATTAGTTATATGTCCTATTTTTTATGCCCATCTTATGGGCCAAATTTTATCTTTACGACGCATGTAAAAATATGCTGGAATTTGTAGCAAATCGAATAAAATCTGTCAATATCTGTATAAAATATCTCATTATATGAGACAAATTATACAGAATTAGACATAATTTTTTGGCATAAATATGGGCCAAAATTGCTCTTTACGAACAAATAAAAAAATTTCCTGGAATATCTATTGACAAATATTGGCCAATATGCTTTATATGGGCCCTATTGACATTACGAAGGCAATATTATATGCTCAATTACACAGGTATATTTAACTATATATAATGATAGTATTTGGATCTAAATTGATAGTATGATTCTCCACTTTACTCCACAATACTCCACTAAATAAGCCTCTAGGAGGCTCATACAAGGGAGATTAAAGGGAGGGGGATATAATGGGTAGGAGCTAATTTATTGCAATGGGCTTTTGTTCTTAGATGGTCTTCTAGACCAAGATGAAGCCTTATTTGCATTAGTTCCTCTAGATGTAGACTCTATTAGGGCTTTATTCTTATCTAATGCTTCTTGGGCATATTGAAGCTGTTGATCCCAATTGAATTTCCGCTTTTTTGCCATTAATTGCAAGCCAAGCAGTAGAATGGAGCACGAAGATTTTCTCTATGAGTATATATAGTCTGAGAGCATTTAACGCATCTCACATGAACCATAGGGCCTTCTTCTTTAACTGGAATTTGCACAGTTAAGGTCTTTGTGTAATAGATCTTAGTTAAATACCATGTAATGGCTATGGCTAGTATAGTTATCATATCTCTATTATACCTTTTTTAAGCCACAATGTCTACATACATTATCTATAAATAAATGTGCTGCTAAGGAAGTAGGCTCTTGTTTCTTATCTACTCTCTTGAATATATCTCTTAGTAGGTCTATAGGGGAAGTCTTATCTTCTTCTGGTAGCCCGCCGTGTTTGTGCAATATCTTGAGTAGGATGCCTGCTATGAATAGATCATCTGTAAATGCCGCCCATGGAAATAGTATATCAAATGGGTCAATTGGGACAGATAGGTACATAACGCACAAAACGGCTATGATCTTGATATGCAGGGGACATCTGTCAAATTGAGCTTTATAGGGCTTAAATACCTGGTTTAGGTTTTTAATTAGTATCCACCCATACATTCATTTCTAGTGTGATATAGCCTGATCTTAGTCAATATCTTTTTAGTTGGAGCATTCAATGGCTCTTCGCATGCACCGCATGCCATATCCCATTCACCGCTAAAGAAGTCATATTTAGCTCCCTTAAAGTTGGCATATTTATGTGCCACAAAAGTAGCAAAGGGATCAGGTATTTCTAAGTTCTGAAGCATGTATTTATTATAACATTTATGTCAGGTACTGACAAGGGGTCTCTACTTTTCGACTTCACTTTTTCGATCTATATTATGAAACTAATCCTTTATATGCATGACATGCACATACACCTACTATTTGATAGGTTCTATCTACTTCTGCTAGGTCGTTATATGTAGCTATGGCTTGGCAGTAATGACACTTTTCTGCCTCTTCCGCCTCTAGGGCTGCTTCAAGGTTATCTAGTATACCCATATTACTTATTCCTTGGTATGAGCTTCTGAGGGCCTTCTGTGCCGAATAGAGACTTCTTTATTGGTACGCAGTTGGGCACTTGCTTTCCACCCTTATCCTTCATTCCTACCTGCTTGTATCCGCTCCAGCAAGCTTTTTGGATATTGTCCCAGTTGTCCTCATCCTCATTATCTGAGACATAAGACTTAGTTAAACACTCTGGGCACTCTTCGCAATCAAGATCTTCCTCTTCACAATTATCGCAATCGCAATCCTCTTCATCCTCGTAATATTCATCATCTTCCATCTCAATTACCTTAGTAAATGGGTTGACGACATCATCTAGGATATCTTTAATCTCTTCTAATTCTTCAGGCAAATCAAAGGATTTCTTCATATTTTTTTCTCTTTCAACGATCTTACGAGACCAAGAATATCCTGCATCACCGCCCCAAGCAAGCCACATAATCTTTCCATTTGAAGGGTTCTCTGAGTTGCCCCAATCCTTACCCTTCTTGTCTACCTCATGGCGTGAGAAGTATGAGTACATACGCTTAACTGTAGATAAGCTTAGAGTCTCTCCTCTTGCTAGTTGTCCAGCTCTAGTCCAGCCTACTGCAGTTCCTGCACCCTTGGCCTTGCCTTGCTCTTTTAATCTAATAGCACGTTTTGCAGCAGATTTCATCCCTGCAGTTGGCTTATATCCTGTTTTTTCACTCATACTCTTATTTTACCATATCTTTCTGGATCATCTAGGATCTCGGCTAATAGCCCTATTGGTACATCGTGCCCTGCTTTAATATGCTCTCTTACATGAGTAATTAAATGTCCATCATCATGTATTTCTTCTGACATTGAGAATAAGGAGTATTCATCTGAACGTTCATTTAACCAACATGCAGCACATTCTATCCATCCGCCTACATGAGCGTATATATAAATGTCGCTGTCTGTAAATCTAGAGTATGCCATTGGTTCCCCCTATTAATGTATCTTGTTTATTCCCTTTTTAGACCAGTGTAAATAAGATTTAACACCTACTATCCCATAAAGGATAGCGCCAAGAATAAAACCGTACTGCTTTGTTATCAAAGCATATGCAGTCCACATAAATTCATTAAATATGAACCAGAGCCAACCAAATCTTTTCTTCCTGCCAATTACAAACATTGCAGCCGCACCGCTTAGAACAAGCACGTATGAGGCGTAGCTATTTACCCAGTGTTCCATATTTAATATACCCTTATCGTTAGATATCTATTATACCATCAGTTGTGTCAACGTAGTTGACTGGGATCTCTCTATTTTCGCCGACCTCACTAATTGCGATCAAATTTTCATGATATTGAATATGATAATCTCTTAATTGATGAGTTACTGCACAATAACAAATAGGGCAATTTGTTATCCATTGAGACTTATCTTCCCAATGTTTAGGCATTAAGCTCCAGGTGAAGGAATCGGACCTTCATTATCGGTTTCGGAAACCGCTCTACGACCATTATAGGAACCTGAAATGCTAGTCTGCCTTGCTTAGGAATTGATCTTCCCATAAACCGATAAGGGATTTGTTGCCAATATCGTCAAAGTAGTAACGCTTTGCGTTACTATCATGTGTCCAGCCATACCATGTATCTCCTTCACACCAGCTCAATGATGCTGTCTCCATGGATTCTGGATCACTCATAATGCTATCTAAATGATCATACAGATGAACTTCATCAAAGATAGCCTGTCTTAAAGAGGTGAATCTAAATATGCGATTAACTAACCAATCAATCATTATCCAACCATTCTTTGCTGTTGTAACCAAGCCATGTAATTAAGAAATAGAAATAAGCCTAACATTAATATCAAAAAAGCTTTCATTTGGCACACCATACATTGTTATCTGACATAGTCTGGTGGTTATCCCAATACTCTATGCTTTCTCTGTACATACCGCACTTATTGCACATCTTCTTCAGGATCCTTTTCCCATGTAAGTTTTCCATCTTTATATACTGGCCAATATCCTAATGAACGCCAATCCATTTTCATGATTTTAGGCTCTCTCATACTGCCACCTGAATTGGAATCATTGCCGTACATCTTTCACAATACTGATATGTTGAGCCAGTATATGGACATGTTCCTGCTTCTACAAGGGTGTGTCCCTTAATCCTACATACAATTTTATTTATCATTATGGTTAAGTATATAATATGTATAGGGTGTTGTCAATAGATTTACAGAACAGCAGAATCATCATTATATTTTATAACTGGATCTAATCTGTCCCAATGTCCATTTTCGCTACCTTGATAAACTTGTCCAGTTTCTCTGTCAACAAGCAGCCATTTTTCTGGAGACTTTGTTTTTACCTGTAGTAAAACTGAATCTGGCAATACCTTAAATCTAAATGTATTTCTCAATTTTATTCCTTAAGTGCTAGCACACTTTTTGTATTTAAAAGTAAATACTTCTCTCCGCCTTGATCTTCAATATCAATTCCACTATTCTGGTTATAATACACTATGTCACCAACTGATAATCCGTTAATAGGTATAAGCTCACCCTTATAGTTATGCTCCCCATCACCCATATCTATTACCTTGCCAGTTCTAAGAGAAGAATCGTTAAGGGAAGCCATCAAAACTATACCAGAAGAAGTTGTTTTATCCTCAACCTTATCTTCTTTTACTAACAATAAGTTGCCATATGGCTTAATCATAAAATCTACCTACTCTTCAAACGATTGTTGACTTGCCCAAAAACGATCTTGCATCATTTTTTCGTGTATTCTTTTTGCTTCCATGACTGTAGAAAGCTCTTGATAAAGTCTATATCCAAAATAACCGCACACAGCTAAAGATAAGATAAAAATAATAGTAAGTGTTTCCATATATTAATTATACTATAATGAATATGTATAGTCAATAGCTAGCAAGTTTCTCCGTTAGAAATTTCTCTATCATTTAAATCTTTAAAGCATGTTCCGTAAAGAGTATGCCTTTCTCCATTTTTTACTGGAGTTACACGATGAGTAAATTCTTTTGTCATTGGAATTGATATTAGCATTCCAGCTTTAGGTTTAATTACATACGGCTTATTCGAAAACTCTAGTTGCCCGTCTTCAAAATCTTCATTTAGGTATATTGACCATGCAGCAGTCATTCCAAAATCATTGAAGTCTGTGTCTCCAAGCTCTGCTGCCATGCTTTTCTCCCAGTGCCACTGATATGCACCGCTGTGATCTGAATCATCTAAAGGCCAGAATGATTGTAAGGTTATATCTTCATTTAATCTATTTGGAAGTACTACTTTCATTCTATCGAATACTCCTTCAGACTTGTACCACAACTCTGGGTGATATCGTGAATCTGTTTCATCTGGAAATATTGCGCTGTTGCTTAAATCTATACCACGTGTTGGGCATATAGTTCCTTCTGGGTGCATTCTATAGTTAACCCCAATAAATTTATTTCTAATGGAGCTAGATCTTGATGTTAGATACCATCCAGTTTTATCATCGCAAAATGGCTTTATGTAATCGAGTTCTTCTTTTGTAAGAAAATCTGGAATATACCATAGCTCTTTATCTATTATAACTTTTCTATCTTCTAGAATTTGCTTATTCTTAATAAAATAATCTTTAAAGTTTTCTTCTCGCTCAGAACCAACAGAATCTGCTATTTCATTAAACTCCATTTTTAGCTCTCCAATTCTATTTCTTCTATGTTTTCTTTAAAGTACTGGTTAGATAGATCATAAAACCATTTAGTAAGTTGATCCAAGCTAAGTACTCTTGTTTCAATCTTATCTGAGACTATGTTATTTATAGTAACCAAATACGATTCTTTATCCTTTTTTACGTAAGAAACTTTACCAGTCTCTGTCATAAAAGAATAATCATATGCATCGCCGTTTTTATCAATCCCCTCCGAATTTTCTGGAGAGCCAAAGATAAAGGTTCCGTGATGCTTTACGGCTGCTTCTAGATCAAACATCTTCCTCTGTAATTATCTGGTCAACAACTACTCCAGCTGGAACCTTACCAGCTTTAATTGCTGCCTCTTGATTTCTTCTAGCATTACACTTAATGTCTGCAGAAGTCAGGCTTTCCATTAGTCCTTCTGGTAATTCTTCTGGATTGTCTACTCCAGCATATGGATTTTCTAGCAAAGGATGTGCTACCTTGTCTTTCCATTGCTGCTTCAATTGATATTGATGAATTCTTTCCTTAAAAATTAATCTTTCCCATTCTTGCAACTGTGCTTCAGAGTACCATGCATCTGCATAATCCCAGAATATTACTATCGTGTATCTTGTTCCAGCAGTAATCTCAGTAACGCTATGAATATTTTCTACGCCTCCAGGGAATGATACAAAAGATCCAGTAGGTGGAACAACATCTAGGTTGTGATCTCTAAACTTTAAAACTCCACCTTCATAGTCTGGTTGGCTATTTAGATATATCCCAGAGTATTGTTTGTTATCAGCCCAGCCCATATCTTCGCCATCAAGGTCTGTGTTGTCTGAGTGATCGTTTGCATAAGCACCAATCTCCCACTTCTGTGCATGCATACTATTAATCTTCATAGGTCTTCCAGCAGCATCAGAACAGTACTGAATCATTCTTTCTCTTAGGTTAGCCATATATTCTTCAGTTATTGAAGTACCATGCTCTTTAGTAAATGGAGAAACAACATGCATACCGTAAGATCCATAAAAGCAAATAAATCTCCACTCCTCTTCATTTGCGTTAAAGAATTTAATTAGTTCTTCGCACTCTTCTTTAGAAATAAAGTTTTCGTACTGCCAAATCCCAGTTCCCCCTCCTCCTAGGAGTTTTCCTCCAAGTTGACTTGTGGTCTGTGATAATGCTTCCATAATTAAACCTTCTTTCTACCAAATTTTTTAGGTGGAACTGCTGGTGTTTCTCTTCTAATTCCATGCTTATTGACATCAATTTTCATTGGTGGTCTTTTTTCCTGTATACCAGATTTAAATTTACCCTGAGAAGGATTCTTTTTTGTTGCCTCTCCAGAGTTTACAACATTTTCTGACACTATGCTCCCTTAATTTGTGAGATGGTCACAACGTTATTATTCATAGACGGCTCGACAGAAGACTCATATTGAATATCTTCTTTTTTACCGCAAGTGCAATCTTTACACATTATCTGTTGCCTTGATCTGAAACATCCTGGATACTAACTTCTTTAATACCAGTTTCACTGCCTAAGCTTTCGCAACCGCATTCAACGCACATATTACTTAGGGCCCTGAGCCTGTGCTTGGTTTGAAACGTCTGTTGATGGGAATGCTGCCTTTGGATCAGCTGCGTACTGCTCGTTGTTGCCCCATACTGTTGAATCATTTACCTTTGGTGATGTAAATCCGTTTAAGTCTTTTCCGTCTGACATGTTATTACTCCTATAGGTTATTTATTTAAGCGGGACTAGTATTCCGCTTATCCCTCTATTATAGCATTTAGTTGATTAGGACTTATACTGCTCATGCCAGCAGTCATCGCATATATCAATAATTGGGCCTGACTGACTTCCTGAAATCCTAGTTGCTTTTTTCCCACAACCCTTTATTTCGCAAAATCCACTAAACATTACTTAGAGCCTTTAGCCTTCTGTCCTCTGTATCCAGTCTTTTTTATATTCATAGATCCTGGCTTTTTTTGTCCGCTAGCATATGTTCCTGATTGTCTTTGTGCTAATGCTCTCTGCATTTTATCTAGGTGTTTGCCCATTACTTAACTTTCCCGCCGAACGTTGCCCATAGTCTTTCATGAATAAAGAAAAATGACATCTCTAACGCTAAATATGATAGACCATAAAGACCAACATATTCCCACTCTGCTTCTCCAGTAAAGTATTTAAGAGTAAAGTAAATTATTCCAGAAACAAAAGTAAAGTGTACAAATGGCCAGCTAATAGTCTTTAGCAACGACCTTCTCTTAGAGTCCATCACTTCACTGCCTTCTTGGCTGGTGCCTTCTTGGCTGGTGCCTTCTTGGCTGGTGCCTTCTTGGCTGGTGCCTTCTTGGCTGGTGCCTTCTTGGCTGGTGCCTTCTTGGCTGGTGCCTTCTTTGGTGAAGTCTTTATCTCTTCTAACATAGCCTCAACTTGAGATTCAACTGAGTTAAAGCCTAACCAATTTTTTAAATTTTTTAGCATGATTCCTCTTTTTCTTTTAATTTTCTAATTACTAAGCCTAAAACGTCTTTAGGTCTCCAGTCTGGCGGAAATTCTAAGTTTTCTATTTCATTAATTAATTCATTTAAAACTTTTTTCTTGACTGTGTGAAAGTGATCCCATTCCATATTTTATATTTTATCATAATAGTAAATATGGGGCAGGTTGCCCTGCCCCATATTAAACTAATTACTTAAGCAAGTTAACCTTAGCTTTTGGATTCTTCTTGTTCCACTGAGTAGCCAACTTGTTAAATGCAGCCTTCATAGACTTAATCGCTGCAGCATTATCTGCAGTCAACTTAGCAATCTGTGCATCCTTAGCGAGTAGGGCAGCATCTGATGCAGTCTTTGCATCTGCAAGTGCCTTTGATCCTGCTGCCTTTTCTGTTGCTACAGCATCTGAAACTGCCTTATCTGAAGCAGCCTTTGCATCTGCAAGTGCCTTATCTGATGTAGCCTTTAGATCAGCAAGTGCCTTGGCATGTGAAGCCTTTAGTTCTGCAAGTTCTGCAGTAAGTGTTGCAAGTGAAGCATTCGCTGCTTCCAAGTCCAACTTGAACTGTGCAATAATCTTATCTGCAGCAACGCCTGCATCTGCGAGTGCCTTTAGAGCGCTTGCTTCTGCCTTCTTTGCATCAGTTGCTTCTGCGGTAGCCTTTAGTATGTCAGCATTAGCCTTTGCTAGGCTTGCTGCTAGATCTGACTTAGCCTTAACTTCTGCTTCAAGCTGAGCCTTTGTTGAAGCGTGTGCAGCCTTTTCAGCAGCAAGTGCAGCCTTTTCAGCAGCAAGTTCTGATACTAGATCACGAACTGAAATCTCTGCGAATGGAGCAAGTGTTGGGGCAGTCAAACCAACTACTGCTGCTGCAACTGCATCTGTTGATGTTGTTGGAGCAAATGTAATTAGTGAGCGTGTTCCTGTTGTTGGAAGAGTGGCCTTAAAGGTTGCTGTTCCAAAATCTGTTAGTGTAGCACCAGTTGTTACTGTTGCTGTATCCATAACTGCTGTTGAAGCAAATACAGTTGCTGTAATTGACTTACCAGATACCTTGTTGCCAAATGCATCTGTTGCGGTTACAACGATGTCTTGCTTTGTACCAGCAGCACCTGTTGTAGGTGCAGAAACTGATAGATTATTGATTAGGCCAGCAGTACCCTGTACATAGTATGTTACCGTTACTGGACCATTTGTAACTACAACTGTTCCAATTGCTGTTGTCTTTGTGTAGACATAGAATGTTGCTGTTGTTCCTGTACCAGTTGCAACTGTCAAAGATGATGATCCTGATGTTGCTCCTACTGGTGCAGCAGTTGAGTGTAGTGCAGATACGATTGTTGCATTTGTTGAAGTTGCAGTAACTGATGTTCCTGCTACGACTGTTGCTACGATCTGAACAACGTCTGTATTGTCAACAGTGTTGTCTGCAGGTACTGGACGTACGATTGCAGTCGTTAGCGCTGTTCCAGCAGTTGCTGGCGTGTCATATCCTGCGCCACCTGTTTTTGCGGCATTCCATGTGGATGCTACAACTGACATGGTGTTAGCACTTGCAGGTGTTGCTACCATTGTGCCCAAAGTCATGGCTGCAACCATGGCTAGTGCGATTTTCTTAAATGAGTTCATTTAATTTATTCTCCTTATTTCCTCTGTCATCTTTGCGATTACAGAAATTTAGTGTAGTGCATTTACTTTTACATGGAAAGAGCAGGGATCTCCTCCTTCTTCCCATTCTTGCATTTCTTCATCTGTTAAAGGCGGACCATCGTGTGTATCGCAAAATACATCTGAGACCCAGCCCCTATCGTAACCATTTTTGAGCCATATCTCAAACTCTAAATGATTTGAATCTATGTTTTCTAGATCCATTCTGAAAGTTCTTCTAGCATTACATGCTTAGGTTTTGCTCCAGTAATAGTCTTTACTGGTTTCCCCGACTTAAATAGTACCATATAAGGGATAGAAGTTACAGAGTATTCTGCTGATTTTACAGGATTTTCATCAACATTTAGCTTTCCTACCCAGAGCCCGCACTCATTTGATATCTCATCTAGTATAGGAGATATCCTTTTGCAAGGACCGCACCATGGTGCCCAAAAGTCGATAAGGACTAAAGCGTGAGAATCTAAAACCCTATCAAAGCTTTCGTCTGTAACAATCAATTTAGTCTCCTTTTAATTCATCCGCTGCATCATTGAACTTATTCATAAATGTTTGAATTACCCAAATTGCAGTCTCTCCTGCATTAGCAGCCATTGCCTTAGAGGCTTCTTCTGTTCTATCTTCAATTGCTAAGGCGTTGTACCATTTCTGGTACAACTCCTCACCAATGTCTTTAATAATTTCTTCTAGTACAGTTAGCTTATTATCCATTGATTACTTTACTCAAGTTAAACAAATAAACCTTTTGTCCATAACGGTTTTCTACTGGATCAGAAGCGGTCTTCATTAATGAAATCAGCTGTGCTGATGTTAATGTAGGCTTTGTAGTCTTAAGGTGTACGTACTTTGCAGCAATTACCTGAACGGAAACAGATGTTCCATAAGAATACCCGTTAACATTTCCAGGATAAATAGTTGGCTGCTGGATTTCACCCCATAGATCTACAAGGTTTACATCATAGTTACTTGTTAAAGAAACTTGAGGCTTATCTAGATTTAGAGTTTCAACTCCACCAACTGCAATTGACTGGCTAATACATGCTGGCCATTCAATCTTGCCTGCCATATTTGGGTTTCCCGCGCTATTTCCAGAAGGGAAAAATACTGGTACACCAGAGTTATTTAAATTAGAAACTACTGTATCAACTGCTGTTGGTAAACAATAAGCAGATGTTGCGCTGCGCTTAATAACTGGAGCATTAGTAGCATGAGATGATGCAACTGCTACAATATTATACTTTGCCTTGTTGTTATTAACCCATGTTAAAGCGTTTACAAGAGTGTTTAGACCATAAGTTTGCTGTCCGCCTTTTGTTGTGTTACCAACAATTCTAATAAATACAATATTAATATTTGGGTTAGATGCAATTGCTGCGGAAGCCATTTGGGTTCCATGGTTAAAATTATTTGTTGATAACATACTAATTGGAAGAACTGATGCTCCTGCGCCCTCCATAAATTTAGTTTTATTTGGACATGATGGCCAATCTAAAATGCATACCTCAGCAACTAGTCTTGACTTAATTGATGGGATTGATGTGTCTAGCGCTGTGTCTAAAATAGCCAATGTTGGGACAACTGTTTTTGGCTTTAGATTTGCCTGTGCAGGCATTGTGGTAATAGCGAGTGTGCTGGCGATAATTGCCATAGTTATTAGTTTTTTCATAAAGCTAATTCTACTAAATGCAGCGATGGTTGTCAATAGGCTGTTAGCTCTGTGGTGGTCTTGTGCGTGGATACCATTTTCCAGAATCCATATTTTTGGCTTCCGCTGCCTGCACTTGAGTATTTACAATGTTGCTCATAATTTCATGCATTATATCTAATTCAATTCTAAGTTTAAATAGCTCAAGTTCTAGTAAATCTATTCTTCTTTGCGCTCTCATTATTCTTCATCTCTATCAAGTGGCGTTGGTGCAGTTGCCAGTGTGCCACAATTAGCACACTCCATGTCTAAAAAATAAGTTGCAATCTCGCAACTATCAAAAATGACTTTAAGATTCCAAACTTCACAACCGCATGGACATACATGTGTTGGAACGCCTCTTATGTCCATTGAATGTGAATAGTCTGGTCTTAGGTCATTGATGTCCATTGTTCAATTATACACTAAACTTGAATATATGTATAGGGGGCAGCTACGCTCATATTAAACTCAGTTGCTGCTTCTAATGCTGCCTTAAGCCTCAGTCTAGGATTTTTTTGATTCTTTGTAGCATGAAGTGCACCTAGCGCAATCATTCCACCGCTACCTTCTGCCATATAGTTTACAACATTTTCTCCAACATGGAAGTCTTCATCTATAGTAAAGATTCTACCTTCAAGCCCAACTATAAAAATTCCACCTGTATCCTCTTCTGAAGAGGATCCAATGCTTCCATATCCATGCTCTTTAAATGCAGCCTTAACTGAATCAACAAACTTGGTTCTCATAAACTTATCTAAACCAGAATTTGTTTTAGTTGGAGTATATTTTGGTGGTGTCCACATATACTGAAGAATTTGACCCATGCGAAATGAATCTGTAAATGCAATAGCATACTGACCAACTTTAAAACACTTTGGTTCTTTTCTTGCTAGGATCCAACCAGTTTTATCATCTGAGGCAGCATGATCTGATGCCATATAAACGACACCACCTTGAGCAATTGCAACAATACAAGTCATACCTTTATTGTACTATTTTAATTATTCTGTGTCCAGCATCTCATGATATTCTATATGATTTAATTGTGATAATACGCTTTCCAGCTCAGATTTCATTTCAATTAGGTCTTGAATGGCTTTATAATATTTATCTTTCCACTCATTTAATTCTTTTTCAAGTTGGTATAACTCTATCTTTAGATCTTTTATATCTAATTTAAGGTGGTCTTTTTCACGCTCTTCCCGCCTGATTTTTTCCTTTTTAGAGTCTCTAAATCCATTAACCAACGCAGTAGCAAATCCGCTAAGCGTTGCAGCTAATATTGATGCTACAACCGTTATATAAATTGTTTCCATTATAAGGTAATTATACCTTATAATTAGTCTAAATTAATAACTCAGATGCTGTAATATCCGCGCCAATATATCTCTTTTTTTGTATAAAATCTTTAACTAATTCGTGCCCATTTTGTCTTCCAGCAATAAGGATTACCCACCTT